GTGTACGGACTGCACACACCATCGAGAATGGCTGTCTCGATTTAGATTTGTGCCGCAGGTGTTGCACATTTTGTGAGCTTCTCCAACGCCCACATTGGGTGCTTCAAGTGGTAGAGCACACCAAAACAAAAGATGACATCAAACTGCATACCAAGCCTACAAATGTCGTATACAGACATCGTTAGTCGCTGGCAATGTTTGTATTCAAATGCCTTCTGGCACAGATCCCAGGTTCTCCACTGCGAATCGCGGGTCAATCCGTCCTTGCCCAGCGTGTCACTAAAATCATCGATTGCAACGACATAACTTGCACCTCGACGCAGTGCCTCCCATGTCCAGTAACCGTCCCACGATCCAACATCAAGGACTCGCTTCCCCTTTAGATCGTCAGGCACTTGATATGCATCGCGATCAATTGGTGCCCAACCTGGAGTCGTGCATTGCGGCAATTCAATCCTGTGATACCAATACGGAACAGTCGCGACGGCATCGCGGACTTCCTCGTCCGTGTACGTTGTCATTTTACTAGCCTCAATTTATTAGCCATGTGTCGCAGTCGCGTTTCCACGGTGGCACGCTCGACTGCCATTTCCTCAAACAGATCCTGCGGTGGACGTTTGAACCAAGCAGCCGCAGTTGCTGTTTTCTTTCTTACGGTCGGGGCAAGATCTGTTGCCAATCCATTGGCGACCGCAGACTCTGCATCGAACCATGTTTCGTCGTCCATCAAATCCATTGCGTCTTCAATGGTCATGTCACCGTACTCTGCATACAGGCGAGCCATGTCGTTGTCGTAAAGGCTTAGAACTTCTGCCATCTTCGACATGGCACTTTGGTTGCCGATGGCGATCGTGTGAGCGCGGTGAATCATCAACTTGCTCCCACGCTCCATTGTGCGTTTGCTGCCAGCCAGAAAGATGACCGAGGCCGCCGATGCCGCTAGTGCCTCGTTATGCGTGTCTACGCCACCAGGATGACGCTTGAGCAGGTTGTAAATTGCCATCCCTTCGTCAGCAGACCCTCCCGGCGAGTTGATCCTGATCGTTGCTCGCCCCTTGACTTTGGCAAGAGCTTCGCCCACTGCTTGCGTGGTAATTCCCTCGCCAGTCCAGTCGGCACCGATGACTCCATCGAGAAACAGTTCGTTCGTACTTGCGTTAACGAGAATCATCATTCACTCCCATCAGATAATAGGTTCGGTTCGTCCACGACTCCACTAGCGACTTTACGTTTGCTTCGAGGTTCTCGGCAGTTGAATTTCCAGCGGCATCGAGCAACTGGTGTACGGACTCTACGCAATGCACTCGAGCCCGATCGCGGTCGATGCCGATCGATTCGAGTTTTTCGGCTAGCTTTGGTTCCCACTTGGCATAGTTCCTCTCTATCCATGCGACAAAGTTTTTGCTTTTGGCACCTCGAATGGCATTGTTGCCCTCGGTGCGTATTAAACCAGATAGCATCGTTTCGACGGCACGAGACTCAGCTGTGTTGTTATTGGTGTCGGAGGAATCCTCTTCCGTATCTTGCTGCGTATCGCCATACGCAGTCGTTGCTGGGTTGACGTACTCGTCACCACCTTCTCGCATCGTCATATCCAGTTTCTCTCGAGCTTCGTTCGGGCTGATAACCGTATGCGTCAGCAAGTTGCACAGCGATGTCACGGTCGTCGACAGATCGGTTCTGTAGATTGCAGCGCGGTTGAACTTAAAATAGTGCGATCTGCGCAGAATCTGAACATCTGTTCGCAGCTTCATGTCGCACTGCAATTCCCATTTGCACAGCCATCGATCCAATGCTCGCCCGTACATTAGGTTGTACTGCTCGAGACTGTTATAGGTCTTTGGCGCGCCGTCACCGGGAACGCTGTCCAGTCCAAACAGCAATCCGATATCAGTCCGGTTAAATTTGCCGAGTGCCTCAAACTGCGCATCGGTGTTTGACATTGACACAGCTTGAGCCTTCATGCCCTCCCGCAGCAACGCCGCTTTGTAAGCGTTGTCGGAGCCACCTTCCTTCTTGTTAAACTCGTCGATGAATTCTTTGGCATCGGCAAAGTCTCGAAACCGACCTGGAGGTGCTTCGAGAAATAGCTTGCCACGGAACCCTCGCTTGACTTGGTTCTGGTAATACTTGCCGGCATTAACACCAGCACTGATGGCACTTTCGCCAACCTGCATCAGGCCGATTCCTTCAATCCCATCGTAGGTAAAACCTTGGACATGAATCACATCTGCATCGTCGAATGCGACGTACCCATTTGCATCGGTTCGCAACGAGATGGTGACATCCTTGTCGTCCTCTTTGTTGGGCTTGGTTACATGGATCTTGTTGCCGTTCATAATGAACGTCCATGTTCGATCTGGGAGCATTGGAATCAATTCGACAGGAGTTCCAGAATCGTCGCGAATCACTGCGGCGCGTCCGTTGCCAAACATGATTGCATGACCAGTAACTTGACTCTTAAACACATCGGGAGTCTGGAACTTGTTTGACTGATCGCGCAGCAGTCGATACGCAGGATGCCTATAGTCTGTTTCTAGACCGACTCCGGTTTCTTTCTTGATGTCCAACGGCAACTGCCCTGCGTCTTCGCAGATTTTATTAACGCTGTACCACAGCGATGGCAAACTCAATGCCTCGCTGTAGGTGACGCGATCGGTCAAAATGGAGTCGTCATTGCCCCACCATTTGACTAGCCAACTGCGAAGAGACTTAGGCATCGTGCGATCTCCTAAACAACGTAGTAACTCCCTTGGACTCTCCCAGGTTGACGACTTGCAATTCGGTATGCCATGACGGCAGCCACCACAGGGTCAATTTTGTCCTTCGATTCCTTCTTGTTAAACATCAACCTATCTTGGCGATCTGCTGTGACGCATGCGTTATTAAAACACCATCGAAGCATCTTGCTGTCCTCAAACCGCAGTCGGCCTTCCTCCATTAGTACCATGAAATCTCTGATGGGCTCGTTGAAATGGCTAGGATTCTGTGCCATGCGTGCTGCCTCGATCCCCTTAGCTGCTAGCGTCTCGCCTGTAACTTGCCCGTTGTACGGGTCATACGCAAGAGTTGCGATTCCATAGGTTGCCATCTCTTCGTCAAGATCTTTTTCCAGTTCACTAAGAGGGTACTGTGCCTTGCGTAACTCGCCATTGTAGATCCAACCGGCAAACGGCATTTGGCTTAGATCTCTCTTGCTATCGCTTGCAATGTAGGCTCGCGATCGAAACTCGTAGCGATACACAGTTTTGCCCTCGGTGTCGACCGACATCGGAAACCTAGCACACAGCGCATAGGCCGCCAAATCGTCTCGAGATCCGAGGTCTACGCCGGCACCTAAAGCGTCGGCATCCTTCCAGTCAGACAACTCGCCAACGCATGCATCGAACTTGGCAATGTCGAATGCTTTGTCGGTCGAGCTGACAATCCGGTTTCCGTGGTATCTGACAAATCGATTGCGACCAACCGGAGTGTGCTTGTCTTCGTTCCATCGCTCTCGCAAATAGCTTTGCTTGACACTAACTCCGATGTTTGGGTTAGCCTTCAGCCATACCGATTCGTCGTTTGGATCATCGTTTTCATCAAACTCGTAAATGATCGAAAACAGCGAGTCATCTCGAAAGTTGCCTCGAACCACTTCGACTGCGTAGTTGTAATTCTCCAACCAAAGGTAGGAGTCGTCTGCACCTGCTGTTGTGATAATCAGGTGCAGAGGTTGCGTTCTCGAACCTGATCCTGTCACCATCGTGTCGTAGAACTTGCGATGATGCTCGCCCCATTCATGGACTTCGTCCATCACGACTAGCGTCGGATTGAGTCCTGAGTATGGCTTGTCGCTCGATACCTTGCGAATGTAAGTGCGATTGTGACGAAACGTAATGGTTTCGTTGCGAACGTCTGACATCTTGTTCATGGCTTTAGATTGGAGTCTCATTCGTTCGCATTCACCATAAACAACAGCGGCTTGCTCTTTCTTGGTTGCCGTCAGCAATATCTGTCCGACCGCTTCAGGTTTTCCTGTGGCAGGATCGATGTCTCCACTTGCTAGAAATAGGCAAAGACCAGCTGCAATTGTGCTCTTGCCATTTTTTCTACCCATGCTCCAGTAAATTTTGCGAAACCTTCTTGAGTTGTCGTCGTCTCGCTTCCACCCAAAAATGTTCCAGATCGCGAACGCTTGCCACGGTTCGAGCATGATTGGCCGGCCGGCAAACTCTCCAATGCTGTGCTTTAGCACACCAGGGAAAAACTCGCAAACCGATGTCGCCCAACGTCTATCAAAGTGGTAGGGAAACTCCGGCGTAGATTGGTGGTCGAGATCGCTCAGGTAGCGACGAACGGCATCCTTGACCCTCTCGCAAGCTACAATCTCGCCAGAAAGCACTCCTTCAACGTATGCATTAACTTTTGCTGCAACACCACTGGTGATCACTCAGCCCCTCCCCCTGCACTGTTCAACCACTGTGCAAAGTCGTCTGCGTCCTGCTCAGGATCGGGAGCGTGCAGCCGCAATCGCGACGATGGAGTTAACCCAAGCTCGCCAAGGCACTTTACAAACGTCGACTGGAAACGATGGAAGTGCATTGCGGCTGGATGAGCGACCAAATCCCCTTTGGAGTTTTCGATAGTTACTCGACCACCGCTTAGTTCCTTGTTGAGTGCCGTCATCTGCGAGTAGCTTGTGGCTGCTACTTGGAGAACGTACAGATCCGAGGTAACTAGCAGATCCATCTCGTCCAGCTGATGGCACATGGTGTGCCAGCACTGCATGGCAACTGGATCGCTTGCAACAACCTCGGGGGCAACGGGAAAGCCGCGAATCCCTTTGGGCTCGTTGTAATTCACTCGATGCGGATTTGCCTCGGCAGCACCGTTCAATTCTTTAACTGCTCTCGCAGTAGGTTTTCGTCCTGGCATGCGTTCCTCAATACCTTGTCATAGTTAGTGTCTGACCATTGCCTGACAGTCATGCCGGCAATGATGTCTCCTTCAACCTCGTTGTGGCAGCTATTACAAACAGCTAGCCAATTGTTTTTGTCCATGCGTTTTGCGGGGTTGTCGATAATCTTGACGATGTGGTGCAGTTCCGATGAAGTGTTGGATGCAAGTGGTCCATGGATCATCATGCACCTCTCGCAAAGTGGACGCACACGACGTAGCCATTCACTAGTTCGCCTGTGGTCGCTGCTGTATCCAACACGACTGGTGTTCCGATGGTTCTGCGGTTTGACGCATTCGCATTGGTCCTTCATGATCCTCCCGCACCTACATACTCTAGGCATCGATGGCTGCTGCGTTTGCGACCGTCAGCACTCCCTTGGTTACGACACGATTACCACCACCAGATAGATCCCTGAGCG